AAGGGTTTCACACACACGCACAGTCGCCGACTGTTGCAGGGATCAACCATCGAGCAGGCCCTGGCTGGCTAACATATCCAGTCCAGAGACCCGGTCGTGGTAGTGCCTTAACCGCCGTATCAACACCTTCTCATTTTCAATGAGTTGGTGATGGCGATGCATTAGGCCCCTTACAACCTCAGCTTCTGTCTCCGCCCTGACACCTAGCTCCAAGTTCGTCAGCTCTCTGAACGCTCTAGTCGTAGCGTCCGGAAGAGCAGGGACAGTCTCCCGACTCACATGCACATCGTGAATCTGACGTCTTGGCTCTAAAATACCTTTCGGTGTCGTCCAGGCAAAGCGCGCCGCGTGTTTGACGTACCAGCACCACGTGCGTCTATTGTGATCCAATACCTTTTGTTGGGCCTTGAAAGCTTCCCCTTTATCCGTAGGGACGTCCTGCCAAGCCGTATACAGCACCCACTTGTCAAGGGATGCGGCCTCAAAACCATCTACTTCTTTGGACCCTTGTGGTACCCATCGTGTCGGAACTTTGACACCGATGAGTCGCTTGATTTCTCTAAGCGCCAACTCATGGACCCGTGTTTCGCTTTCGGGTAGAAGCTTCTTCGGTTGAGACGGACAGACTTTGGACCAAGTCTGCCACTCGATCATGGCAGTCACAATTTGCTTATCAAGTACGGAGCTATCAAACCTAGCATCCAGCTCAGGGTGCGGCTCCAAACCGACGCCACCGTAGCATTCCGGCACATACCACGGTCGACCTTGCACAGTCGCCTTCTGTAGTTCTTCGCGATTCTTCCGCAGGTACATGCGGTGCGCGGCCTCTTGGAATGGCCGCGGACACTCTTGCATCATAGCCCGGTGGCGAGCGCCAGTCGCCGGGTCATACAACGGTTCCTCCTCCTTCATGGTTCTGGCACGTTTGTAGCCAAATACCAAGCCGAGACGGATCAGCTTTACTCTTTCATAGAGAAAGCCGTCATCGCTCGAATCATAAGTGAAGGTCGTTGAATTAATGTTGCAGAGGGAACGCGAAAGATATACTTTCCCTACAGATGGGCTCAGTCCAGCCATCGTTCCAAACACACCCCAGGCCCTGTAACCTCGCATTGACGCTGGGAAGAGACAGTCGTCTCCGTTAACCATGAGTTTTGCGTCCTTAAGACTGACGCGATGACCTAAGTCATACTCAATGGCCATACGACAGACGGCTGCATTCACCAGGCACAGTATAGGAAAGCTGATAATGGACCCCATCAGCTGCCCCCACTGCTGCGGCATAAGGCC